ATATCTAGTCTGCTTGTTAAATCATCTATAGTTTTTTCTAAGTAAGTTACTTTAGATTCTTTTATTATGTTATGACCTGGACTTGCTATCTCTCCACCTATATCGAATAGGTTATGTTGTATTACATGTAATACATCACGTACTATCTTAGGTACTTCTTCTGTTAGTGATAGTCCTATAAAAGAATTAAGCTCATCTATTGAGCCTATACTGTCTATTCTGATTGAAGATTTACTTATTCGTTCACCAGTGACTAGTCCTGTTTCTCCATTGTCACCTGACTTTGTATATATTCTAGCCATGTGGGACCTTTATTATCATGATTGGTTTTTCTAGCTTCTGGGTATATTTAATTGCATAGTGAGTGCCTTTGCTTTTAGTATCCCAGATTGCTAGAACTCTATCTGCATTGTCTAACATTTGTTTAGTACGTATAAAGAAGTACTTGCTATCAAACTCTACACTAGTATCTAGTAAATGGTAAGGTAGAAACTCTACCACATCATGCCCATGTGACTGAGCATAATGTTTTGATAGAGGATCAACACCCTTAGCACTACCTATCAAGAAAGTTACGGAAGAGGAAGGGAGCTCTTTAATAAACTTATCTATGATAGGTAATACTTTATCTGCAGAATCAAGGCTTCTGCTGCCTACAACACACACTTTCATTCTTTAAACCACGCTATCTGTAATCGTACAAGTAGTAAATCTATTAGGCAGTAGCCAATGAGTTGATCATTGACTTCTGCTTCTGTAAATTCTATACCTACTTGCATACCACATATTAATTGTAATGTAGTTATCATTAGATTATCTCACAACTTCCTGATGAACACGCTAGCTCTTGAGCACCTGTCGTATTGTCATCTTGTTCTATGAATACACTCCAGTCTAGTTTGGTAGGTGTTACTTTCTCTAAAGCTTTAACCTGTTCAACTGTAGCATCCTGATAAGGAGCTTGTGGGTATGTATGATCTGAATGTGGTAAGAAGGAGACACCACTAATCTCATCAAAATGTTTCCATACCCATGCTCCAACTTCAACCCATTCTTTGTCTCGAACAGATATAGTTACTGATGGTTTATGCTCACACCAATGTCTTTGATATACTAACCATAATTCTAATTGTTCTATAGCAGTCTTATCATTTCTAGTTATAGCATCCTTAGGAGCTCTGATTGGGAAACTAAAGATAGCTGTAGATCTAGGATTCATTTGACAATCTTCTACAGTAACCCCTGCAGATATAAGAAAGTCTGTAATAGGATCTTTTTTATCCATACGAATAGTCCGTATATACTGACTGTTATGCCTAGCATGAATCCCACTAGCAGAGTCAACCATTTGAGATACTGTACCACTAGGTTTAACACATGTAATAGATGCTGACACTGGTATCTCAAGTATCTTAGCATACTTTTCATTTGTTTTCCTAGCTTCATTTCGTAACCTTTCTAGCATCTTAGGATCAGGACTGTTAGTAATCTTAGCATCCATAATACCTGTTAGTGATACACCTAATAGTCTTTCCTCTTCAGTGTTTTTTTTCCTTTCTGCTGAGATAAACTTAAAGTCTGTTAATGTAGATTGAATTGTACCTAGTAATGTAGCTAATCTAATCTTACGTTTTAAACTGTCTTCTGTATCGTTTGCCCTGACAACAACTTCTGTAAGGTTACAGAATTGTTTATCACGTAGGATAATCTCTGAACAAGGGTTCGTTCCGTAGCTAAGATTTGGATCTCTTCGTCCCCACTTAGTGGCTTGATCTTGTGCAGCAATTCGATTAAACATTCCTCGCTCACCTGATTTAGACTTGACCAAAGATAACCATTCTTCCATGAAAGTCTCACTGTCAGGTGTTTCTGTGTAGGCAACGGAGTTATTTGCAAGACCTCTGTGTGGATTGTCATTATACCATGCTCCCATTTTTGCTTCACGCATTCTGCGATCAGTTAAGTTAGATAAAGAGATAAGTGCAGATCGTCTGACACCACCGACCACAACGATCTGACCTATCATACACATGATGTCATGTACTTCGATAGAGGATAGCTTACGACCCGTAGCCTGCTTGAATATATTAATGACAAAGTCAAATAAATTCTTCAAAGGTTCTGGTCCAGATGCACGACCACCGAAAGTTTTGAGTCTTGCACCTGCAGGTCTTACTTTACTAAAGTCAAAGTTAGGTATATCACCCTCATATAAATGAGAGATAAGTTTCTTAAAGGCTTTAGCCCATCCTAACTTGCTATCTTCTACGACTATAACATCATCGCAAAGCTCTACTTTGTCTGGTACTTGAGGGAGTCTGTTGATTTCTTGTCGTTCACAACTAAACCCTACTCCTGTACCATTCATAAGAATATATAAAGCTTCGCTGAATGCTCGCTTATTGTTAACTGCTAAGTAACTACAGTTATATGCTGCAATATTGTCTCGTTCACATGCCTCTCCTGCTGTCATTAACAAACGCATAGACGGCATGACTTCTAAGTTTAGTACTGCTGATCGCAGTTCTTCAATGTCTTTTTCTAGTGTTGGTGTTTTTGTTTTAAGATATGTTACTAATCTATCTACAGTTTCAGACCATGTCTCTCGTCTTTGTTTTTCTGGTATAAATCTAGCATATCTTGATGAGTGTATTACTTGTTGGTATAGCGTAGGTAACTCATTATTTATCATCGTAGTCATAAAAATCAAACCCTTCTTTTCTGTCATCTATCAATTCTCGGAGCATATCTTCGTGCTCCTCGACCTTATCTATAAACTTGTTAACTAAATCTTCTGATGTTAACCCTAAGGTTTCTAACAGAGTAATCTCATCAACATCATATAGCTCTTCTATAAGCTCACTAAACGTAAGTGCCATTACTTTTCCTTTACTTTTTCATTTACCTTACGAGTATCTTTATCTTTGTTTCTAAAAATCTTATCGTAGTTATCTTCATACTTTTTATTGTTAGCTTTAGAATTAAATCTAGGCTGCTCAAAGTTTGTCATGATATAGTTCCTTTAACAATTCTAGATAATGTATTGCTTTATCTAAATCTTCTAATCCGTTTTTATTTCTCCATCTACATACATATTTAATTACATTACCTTCTAAGTATCCTATGTTGTTAGCATGGATAAACTCAACAGGCTGTATGTTAAAGTCTTTGTAATGAGAACCACTTACTTGTTTTTTACTAGCTTGTACCATTAGTATATCACACTTTCTTTTTTTTGTCAAGACCATATTTCATGTTTACATAATTTAATGACACTGCCATCTCATCGAAGGCACCATTATTAACTTCATGTAATACATAGAAACCCCTCCAATGTTGATTACCCTGATGATTCAAGTAATCTTCATTGTGTTCATAACAACTACCTGCTATAATTGCTGTAATCTCACTGCCATCTGCCTTTCTTGCATAGGCAATTTGTCTACCTTGTTGATGTCCTGCGAAACATGACATGTGTTTTTTATTGAGTAAAGCAGTAGCTGAGGTAACAGGTCTGCCCATGACACCAGAAGCAAAGTAGTGAGAGTAAGCAATCCCATCAACCACAACCACGTCAAGAAAATCATGCACTTCCCAACCATATTGTTCATAGTTTAAATCCTTTATAGTAATTAGATCTTCTAACTTACGATCATATTCTACTGCTCGTGTAATACGATCCTCATGATTACCTAATGTAAGTATCATTCTAGGTTTGTATTGTTTCTTTTTAAGCTTAGCTTGTCTAGCTTGCAGCTTATGGATAGGATTTAGTAATGCTTCCATACCTTTGTGTACTGCCTTGACATCTGCTTTGTATGTACGTCCTTCAAAAGACTTCTTGCCTACATCGTATGATGATAAGCTAGGCATATCAGCAAAGTCACCTATACAGACTATTACTTCAGGCTGCTTCTCAGCTATGTACTTACCTATGTTTTCTAAATATTTTACTGACTGTCCAGGTTTTACCTGACAATCTGGTATTACTAAATGTTTCATTGTAGTGTGTCCTTTTCTGTTTTTTCTATGAACTCAAACTCTCCATCAGACTTACCACCTAAACTAATTACCCCTCGTCTGATAAGATCTTGAATTGCATAGTCCATAAGAAACTCAGCTTCCTCTTCACCTACTGAGAAATCAAAATCATAAGATCCATCTTCATTCTTTCTTAAGTTTTTTATAATCATTAATCCAATCACCTTTAAAATCTAACCATAAGAAACCATTCTTCTCTGCCCACTCTGCGTAGGTAGTCTTACTACGTTTGGTTATCTTATTGCTAGCGTTCATAAATAAAAATATAATAGTAATGTGTGGATTGGATTGTTTAAACCAAACCATTTTTTGTCTAGTAGCTAAGTCTAACTTGCCCTTAGCTTCTATGTATACATTGTTAGCCATCTTAAAGTCTGGTATATACTTGCGATGAAT